TCACTTCCCGAGAATTCTTTTGGCGGTGTATTGCGAGTTGTTAAGCTTACTTCAGGTGAAGAAATAATTGGTATGGTAAATGAAGCATACCCCGATAGAATTTCAATTAAGTTGCCTGCTCGTGTTGAAACCTATGTAGTTCGTGATGAAAAAAGCGAACTAATAGAATACGTAAAACTTACAAATTATCTTTCAAACATACGTGGTTATGAAATTTCATTATCACGGAATGTAATAGTATACATGGGTTCTCCAACATTAGAATTAGAAAAAATGTATGAAGTATTTTTCATGACCATGCAAACAGATTCCAAAACAACAATTGCTCCAATGCCAGATGACATGAAATTTGGCCATGAAGCAGGGCTTCAAATGTTAAACGATCTTTTTACAAATGAAGATTTTGTAAATTTTGTAAATGATCTAATTGATAATTTTGAAGGGGCTGAAATTCTTCTAGATGAAGAATTGGACGCTGGAAATGAAGAATCTGAACCAGAATGCCCTCCATTTGAAGAGCTTAAAGAAGAGGCTCCCAAGCCATCTAAGCCAAAGAAACGCCGTACAATGAATCCTGAGCCTAAAAAACTACCTTATAATCCTGAAGGTGACCCAAATAAGGCAGAAAGTTGGCCAGACGACCCTTCTCAGTATTTTAATTAAACTTGTCCGTACAGATTAGATTCTGCATCTGGTGACATAGTATAATATGAATATGCAAATGCTGCCGTGGTTTTGACCAAATTTACATCTGAATTATCTGTTTGAAAATTAATACCACCGAGGGATACTGGTATCACATTATGGAATGTGAATGTCAGTACTACAGCATTGCAATCCAATGGATCCAAAATATCTAATGTTGCTTTAATATGCCAATTTTGATAAATTAAATTATGGGTATCATCTTCTGAAATATTTGTAATATTTCTCATCCACGAATATATACTCTTCCAGTTTGTAAGATCATTATCAACTATAAATTCAACACGCAAAGGTTCAAATGTGGCCGACAACGTTGGGACTGGAATGGTTGTACCTAAAGTAGTAGGTTGTTTGGTTTCACCAATACTCAATCCAGGAAGATTAGCTCGCTGACACATAAGTTCAAATTGACTAGTTCCTCTGGAAAAAGTTAATTTAAAGTAATTGCTATAAAGTGGATTTATATTATTTTTACATACTGTCATAAAATTATTTATTTAAAATGAAAGACCTCCCCATTTCTGGGGAGGTCTTCGTGTGACTTACTCACGGTCAGTTATCAGAACTGAGTGTTACCGTGGAGGTTTATAACCTGAGTGAAACGGTAGTACTGGTTGAGACCAGCAGTTAAGGTATCACCATCTGGTGTAGTGCCATTTAGAACGTATGGGTTGGCAACTACGCCGTAACGGGTCTTGAACGCGATACGGGGTTGGAAAGTGTTGGGATCAACTGCACGTACCATTTGTAGCGGAACGTATGGGCAGTAGAAGAGACCTGCATCGTAAGCAGACTCACCCTTATAGCCAGCAACAAAGAAGTTGTAGCCAGCGGGGCTGTATGGATCGATGTAGACCTTGACTTTGCCGCTCAATACACCAGCAAAGGTGCTTTGAGTGTCATCAACGTTTAGTTGAGGAGCAATTCCAGGGCTGAGGCTCATGAAGCCAGACATGGCGAGGGCGGCTGCGGTATCGCTATCGCAGATGATGAAATTGCCCTTACCACGGCGAGTTTCCTTGGCGATTGCATTGCACTCGCGCTCGATTTGGAAACTGAGGCCACGGAAGCGTTCAGCAGACCAACGACCGTCAGAATCAGTATCTAGATCGTAGATACCACCGCTAGAAGCACCTGTGAGATCGGATTGTCTAGATCCGGTGCGTGCAACGTAATAGATGGTACGAACGATTTCGCGGTTGATTTCAGCAAGAATTTCAGTGCTGAGAAGATTGGCGAGTTCGGCTTCAGCGTCTAGACCGTGAACAGCCTTGAGGTCTTGAGCCAATTCGACAGTGTAGTTGCTGCTTAGAGCGCGGGTCTTAGCTTGTACTGCAACACGGTCAATGGTGAAAGCCATTTGATTCCATGTTTGATACTTGGAAACAGCGTTGCTAGAACCGCCGAGACCTTCACCATAGTTGGTGAGGATACCACGGATGCTATCAATACCATTTTGACGAACGCTGGTGGGATCAGTACCACCGCAGAAACCGCAGAGACCCTTAGTTGCACGATAAACGGCATCAAGAGTCCAGCCTGAACCACCCCATGCTGGGTTTGGCTCTTGGAACATAGCTTCGGCATAGGTGTTGCTTGCATAAAGCTTATCACCACCGTAGTTAGCGCGCATAGCAAAGATCAAGCCTGTTGGAGCAGTCATTGGCTGAACGCCGCAGATGTCATAGGCCATGAGATTTGGCATTGCACGACGAACCAAGCTGATGAGTACTGGGTCATAACCAGAAACTGTACCAGTGTTGGTAAAGGTGGAAGGCATGCCCAAGTTGTTGGAGGTCATATCTTCGTTTAGACGTTGTGAACGAATTGCTTGCTCTTCGTTTTCGAGAAGAACGGCAGTTACCTTTTTACGGTAATCGTCCTTGATTGAGGGAAGGGCATCGTGGTTTAGAACCGGATTCCACTTCTCGGTTAAGATGTCGTAAGGGGTATTTTCCTGAAAATTCATTTTAGTAGTATCTCCTGTAATTAAAATTATTTAGAAATTTTAAACTTTCTTGTTAAGGCGTCCCAAGGCGCTTACATAATTTTCTACCAAAGTTCCTGGGACTTCGTTAACTTTGGAGAAAGTTTGTTCTTCGGTAATTACCTTTTTGGGTGCAGCTGGACGAGCACTTGTGAGGTAATTATTTTTGATTGATGTGAGTTTATTACGGTATTCGTCAACGCTGTTGAAGGAAACGTTTTCCATCAAAGATTGAAGTTTTGCGATTTGAGTATCTGCAAGATCTCTGGTCTCGGCAACAAAGACTCCAGCGCATTCGGTCAATGAAACTTCTTTCTTGAGATTGATGTTTTCATTAATGCTTTGGTTGAGAGCAACTTGCAATTCCTTGTTTTGAGCATAGAGCTCATCAAGGACATTGTACTTCTCTGCTGGAACATCGATGTAGTGATTTTCAAAGAGGTTCTTTAGACCACCGATGAAATTCTCTGCAATTTGAGTCTTGATGCCTTGTTCAACGGCCACTGCGTTGTCAGTCATCCATTCTTCGACTACGTACTCAAGATAATCATCAACCTTCTCAACGAGATTGTTGGTGACGTTTGAGAGATAATTCTTGACATTTGCATCAACTTCTTCAAGGACGATAGAAACATTTCTTTCAACTCTGTCTTGGACAGCAGCTTCAAATACTGCTTCTAATTGTTCTACAAGTTCAGAAGAAACATTAGATTCACCAAGAAGATTCATAATAGAATTTTTAAATTGAGCTTTAACAGCCTCTTCTACTTCTTCTACTTCAGTTTCTTCTTCTTCTACTTCTTCTTGGTCTTCAACTGGCTCTTCCTCATCAACTGGAGCACTTCCTACATTAGCAGCCATTTGTGACATGGAAGCAGCCATGTTGATTGGGGTTTGAGATCTTGCTCTGTTCATGGCTTGATAATCAATAGGAGCAGGAATCATGTCGCCTTTACCATCTGGAGTATATGATACTCCATTGATAGGAGCATTTGGAGCCATTTGCATTCCACCGCCCATTTGTTGGGCTTGTGGTCCGCCAGCCATTGGCATTTGTTGGATTGTTTCGTATAGTGATTTTTTGTTGTTTTTCTTCATATCAATATTATCCTTGAACTTTAAGTATTTATAAAATTTTTATAATGTAGGGTAGCCCTGACCAGCAGTAATCTGTTTTGCTTGTCTTGCTCCTAGTTTTCCTAATTGATCTCTTACGTAATCGACGCCCATAAGTTTTGTGGCGTAGTCAAGAGGATCGACTCCTAAAGCTGCAAGATATGGGAGTTTTCCTGAAACTGCTTGCCCCAATGGGCCCATAAATTGCAACGCAGTACCCGCCAGAGCACCACCAGCAACACTTTGAGCTATGTCTTTTGTAATGCTATCGCCTTTCATAGAAACAGAACCATATGGATCAGTTTTATAACCAAGACGACGTTTAGCTACTCCAAGGCTAGCCAATAGCCCTAAACTTGGTTTTGAAGTATCTTCATTTTCAAGATCAATTTTATTTTCTGGATCTACATTTAAAATATTTTGTAATTGATCCTTATAAAATTTATCTTCATCTTGTTTGTTTTTTACTTTTTTAGTTTTACCAGTTTTTGGGTCTACAACATCAACAGTTTGTTCATATGGTGTTAATGACACACCACCACCCATTTCATCGGCTTCATTCAATACTTGAATCAAAAAAATTGTTGTATTTTCATCCAAAATCATTTTAAATATTTCTAAAGAAATCCTTGAATACCTTGACTACATTCTTGTCAATGTTTCTTGAAGAAGAATTCTTGATGATTCTTCTAGCATTTTGGATTTGGTGTTCTGACCACATTCCATTTTCCATGATCCATTCTCTTCCTTCCATGATTCCGTTTACGAAAGCATTTGGAGCAGAAGGATCGGCAACAATGTCAATTGCAGCTAACATGAAGTCTTCTTGAACTTCTTGGTAGCCATTCTTGGACTTTAAAGAACCCATACCACGAGTGGATACGCCAAGTTGGGCACCCTCATCAATAAGGTTCTTTACAATTTTGCCCATTGGAGTATCAAGAACTTTGGCCTTACCATAGACATTCTTTCCGTCTTCGTAAAGTTCTTTTACAATGTGTGAAACTCTATCAAGATTAACAGTTGGACCAGTTGGATGGTTCAGTTCACCGAGAGCGCGACCTTTATTGACGTATTCATTGATGTAGCGACCGGTTTCCTTGGCAAGAGTGTTCTTTGGATAGATTCTGCCATTGCGGTTCTTTACATCAGATTGCATGAAAACACCTTCAATGAAGTAATTTTTATCTCCATTGCCTACATTCTCTTTGATGTACTTGATGTCTTCTGTTAGTTCTGTGATAAGTTTCATTTATAATCCTTTTAAATACGCTATATCTTGATGTGAGGCAATCAATTGTATATTTGTCTACCTTCCCAAAATGGCTTCCATACACCTGGCTGGCCATTTGAGCCGGGCACATATACATCCCAACCACCTCCATTATATCTAAATTGACGACCCTGATACCAATATGTATCACCCACTGAAGGAGTCATAATCTTCCAAGGTGGCACCCCACGTGGAGTAGTAGTTCTAAATACATCAGCAAGAGGTTTGTTGTTGGAATTGCCCATTCCAGGTAAAGTTACTGGATTATCTTGGTTAAATTGTGGAGTATCTAACCCACCCGGTGTACGGGGTGGGTCCATGTTTTCAAAAATATTTTGAGAAAGTTGTACATACTTCTCTTGAAGTTTTTGACCGATTTTGCTATAGAGTGTGCGGTTTAAAGTTGTTTTGAATGCAACTGCATTTTCTTCAATTACATTTTTAACTAATTCTTTGACGTTTTTATTGCTCATCTGAACATTCCTTTGGCATTATTGTAAAATTCTATGTGCTGGTTGTAGTTGTTTGAAGAGTCAAAAACAGTTTCAATCATTTTTTGTCTGTTTTCGGTATTTAAATGTTCAAACAATTCTTTTAAAGCGTATGCTTCATTTTCAGTAATATTTATAATACTGTTGTCTTTTAAGATAATTTTTTCTTTTTTTTCCAGTATTGTCAAGAAAGTTTGAAGTTCTTTTGAATTTTTTAAACTTTTGCTTGAGTGGAGAAGATTTTTATTTGTTTCAGTCAAAACATTTGTAATTGCATCATTTAATTTAATAGAAAGACTTTTGATAACATTCTTTTTAAAGTATGTTTCTTTTTGCTCAAGAAGAGCCTGTATTCCATTTTTCAAAAGTTTGCGTGAAATGTTGTTCATTGTTGCTGCTCTTCTGATTGACCTTGTGCTTGTTGTTGTGCCATCAGTGCCATTTGTTCAGCCTGAAGTTTTTGTTTATCAATCTTCATCTGTTCATCAATACCCCTGATTTCTTCTTCAGTTTGACGTAGAATCTTACTACGGACATATTCTGTTGAGAAATACTTTCCAACATATGGTTCAACAAAAGACAACATTTTCATTCTTTCTGCCAAAATTTCTGCTTCTTTTAGATCCCAGAAATAATTGTCAGTATTGAATACAAATTTAATGTCGTTCTTAAGTTCATACCAATCTTCTTCGGTCATTACTCCCTTGAGAATTAATTGTACTCTTAAGAAATCCAAAAAGAAATTAGAAAACTGATGTCGAATTCTTTCAATAAATTTGTAAAACTTTACTTCTTCTCGTGTGATTTCAACAGAACGACCCATGTTGAATCCGGTCTGATCGGCCATCAAACGGCTAAGAGGAACGTTGAGAGAAGCATATAGTTTCTTCTTGAAGTAATCTACGTCTTCAATCTGAGACATGGCGTTACCACCGGGAAGAGTGGTAATTTCTGTTCCGCGTGAACCTTCTCTACGGGGCAACCAATAATCTTCAAGAACTGAAAGATGGTTTCTTTCGTCTCTTACTTCGCCCGTTGCTTGATTGTAGATGAGTCTGTTTCTAAAACGGCTCATCATATCACGCATGTATTGCTCGGCTTTTTGCTTTGGCAATTGGCCTACATCGACATAAAATACTCTACGCTCAGGTGCACGTGCCACACGGTAAACTAGAAGAGAATCTTCTAGTTGGCGAAGCATATTTAATGGTCTAATAGCCTTGTGTAGGTATCCCAAGACTCTTTTGGTGTTTAGATCCACAATTCCAGACGGACAGTAAACAACGCTATCTACGGACAGATGCAAGCCACTTGGACCGGTTACCATAAAACTATCTTTATCGCTATTAATATAAAGATAATATTCTTCTATATCTTTAATCACGGAAACAGTTTGATTTTCAACCTTTTCCATTTCCTTTTTGACTTTTCTGATCTTTTTAATTTTTAAAGGATCCATTGGAATAATTTCTTTTATTCCATCGGTAGGCATATCTCTGTCAATTACAATATTATAATAAACTCTAGAGTCAATATACCATCTTCTAAAAATTTCATATGCCTTACCATTAAAATCCAATAAATGAATTATTCTATCAAATTCTTTATAAATCTTTGCTTTGATTTGTTCTGGAATCTGAACATTTGTAAGATCAATCCTTACAGGTTTTCTGTCTGTTCCAAATACAATTGAAGCATTTACAATTTCATCTACGGCATTGTCAATTTCTGGATAAACTGACATGTTTCTGTATTGAATAATTGCATTGTTTTCATCACGTAAATTTGCACCATAGTCAAGTGCTGTACCATAAAATCCTCCAGCTTCTACAGTTACAGTCCCGTCAAACATCTCCGGGGCTGCAAAGGCTTGAAGAGCTTTTGATTCTTTTTCTTCTTTAGGTGTGTTCTTTTTATTGAACTGAAATCCAAAAATATCAATTTCCATGTATTCCTCTTTATGTCACGTTCTGTATGTTTATGTAGTCGTAAATCATAACTACGTCAAATACATTTAATGTATTTGGTCTATTCATATTAAAATTAATAGGATTAATGACTTTTGGCCAGCATCCAAACATTGTCATTTTTTTCAAAGATTGATCTTCATCTCCATTTAAATTCAAATGGTTAATGTTCCAAGTTGCTTTAAAATTTTCTGGTCTATGATTTAATACATTTGTGTTTACTGTATTTGCATCATGATCATTTAGAGCATTTTGCCACGTTTGAAATGCTGCCCACATATTACCACTACCAGTATCATCTAATATTGATATGGCCCAGTTTGCATATACTTTTTCACCGGGATAGAATGCTTTTCTTCCTCGGTAATCATAAGAAAGTGTTTGTGTTTGAAGTTGTGGAATCAAAGATGCTCTGACATGAAATCTAGTAATGCTTTTACCAGAAAATGGAATATTTCCAGTTACATAAAATCTATTGAGTCTTGCCCCACCTTGAAAATTTGTTTTAAATTCGTTTAACATTATTGATTGAGTCCTGTTATAAATTTAAGATAATCAAAAGTCATTGTTACACGAAATATAGATGGTTCGGTTGAACCCATATCTAAAGTAAGCGATCCTATTTCACTTGGCCAGCATTTTTGTAGCTGAAGAGTTCTAATGGTAGTACCGTTTAAATCCAATTGATCAATGGTCCAAGTTTTTTGAAGACTTGCATAAGAATAATCATTATTATTTACTTTATGGGTTTCATGTCCATCTAACAATTCTTTCCATTTATTAAATGATCTCCATATTGTTCTATCACCGCTATCATCAAATATATCAATTGACCAAACTGAATATTGTCTGTCTCCCGGAAGATAATATGATCTACCTCTATAAGGGACAGAAATTGTTCCAAGAGTAGAACTTGGAAGAGATGATGCAAATATTTTTATTTTCATCTCAGTATTTGTGGGACTTAATACACCAGTTGGCCAAAAACCATAAACTTGAAACCTATTGGCTCTGGTTCCGCCATTAAATCCACCTTTAAAATCATTTATAGTATTATTTGCCATTTATATTAACTTGTAAAAGTAATATTAATCACAAACGAATCGGTTCCTAGAATTGGTTTAATTATAAGATCTACAGTAAGTGCAGTAGCATAATCTGTATTATTTGATGAATCGCAAATTACTTGTGCTTCCGATCTTACCATTGCGTATGCATATTGATCAAGAATATTATTAATTTCTGCAATTAAAGAATTTCTTGTTGTTTGTATATTTAATTCAAAGAGATATTTTGTACCAACTTGATTAATTTTTTGTGTTAGAATTCTTCTCAAGAATGCCGGGCCAACTCGTTCATCTACTATAACTGGGCTAGAAGATCCAGTTGCACCTACCAAATCTCCTCCCAAAAACTTAGGATCATTATTTACATAAAAATTTACTCTATTTGATCTTAGCGTTGTTTTTAATGTAGATGACCATTCAACAGAGTTTATAATTCCTCTATTTAAGACTGTTGATCTATCTATACCAGCAACAGTCAAGAATAATTCATTAAGATTTTTGGAAGTATTGAACGCACCAGCAACGTCTGCGACAGCAGGAATTTGATAAGTCAATTGACTTCCGTTTTGCAATGTTGTTGTTGTGTAGGTAGTACCATTGATACCGTATACATTAAAAATTCTATCAGCTACAGTTGCCCCAGTAACAAATGGTACATTTGCTGGAGAACTAAGATAAGTTGTCCAGTCCGCTGCTGTGGTTCCATCACCATCGCCAGCCGAAGGAAATATTCCTATAACTCCAGGTTTAGTTTCTAACCATGTTCCTAATGATGTATTGGCTGTATTACCAATCAATACTTCAATATTAGTATTTGTAGCAATCTCATACTGATTTAATCCAGCTGTAGTTCCCGCAATAATAAGTTTTGAACCATATGCAAGATAATGTAAGCAATGTAAGAAATCATTTCCTTGTGGTAAACGTACAGCAACATCTGTTGCTGATGTTTGTTGAAATAGACCCCATGTACCACCACTTCCGGTATATGATATAAGTGCATTTGTTACGCCAGAAAGTTTATTTAAATCACCAATAAATGTTGCTGGATCAGTATAAACAATATACTTATCACCTGTAGTACCAATTGCTGGACTTGTTTTATAATTTCTTGCATATATTAGCCAGCCAAATAAACCACCGGGATCTTTTTCTGCCGAGTTTGCTCCTCCTGGCGCAGCACTACTAAAAGAAGGAAGAACAAATGTAGAACCCGCTAAGATTGCAGCATTGATTGGGTTTGCCGTAGGGGTTAATGTATTAAATTGGCTTGAGTTTAAAAATGATCCTAAATTTGGATTCGTATTTGGCATGTTGCTACCTTATCTCTTCCAAATATTTATAATTTTTTTAAGCAGGGTACCAAACTACATGACCATCTGAAAACTCTTCATCATCACCATTTTGTTGATTATTCATTGAAAAAAGAACATTATCTTCCTCTGTAGTATCAGTTTGGGTATATGCAAATTTAGCACTTTCTATTAAATCTGCATAATATTCTTGTCTGGTTAACCAAGAAAAGAAAACTAATGTCATTACCAGATCGTCATGTTGACCTTCTTCGGCCTTGTATGTATTAGATCTTGATACAAATGACATCAATTCTTGAACTATCCTATCATCATTTAACAATATTTTGTCTTCTTCTACCAATCTTTTTAAGATAGCACACCCCAATTTTTTTGTTTGAGCTGTTGTTCTTAATCCCATTTCGTTTCTGCCAGTTCCACCAAATCCTTGAGACAAAACTTGTCCTTTTCTTCCCATTATTTTTGTCATTAATAAATTTTCATATCCAAGATCATTATAAAGGATATGAGAAACTTGTCCACCTAGATCATTAGTTTCAATAAGCACAAAGGCATTGTTATACTTTTCGCCTGCTGTTTTTATAATTTGAGGAAAATTAAATGGGCTTATAGTATTATTTCTAAAACTGGCAACCACCTTATATGGAGTCTCAGATCCCTCTATGATAGTAAATGCCGAATAATCTGATCCCTGTCCTCGTGAAACGTCAGCTTGCAAAAAATATATTTTATCTTTTACGGGTTCTTCAAAAATTCTAAACCCTTCAGCATTTTCTGAAATAAATTCTTCTGGAGCTAATACATTCAATTTTGTTGAAGATATAAGAGTATTAGCAGATCCAAGAAAGCTGCAGCCATATTCTTGTTGAAATTGTTCTTCACTTGTGTTAGCAATTTGTTCTGCTGCCCATGCATCATCTCTTCGCGGACCACCGGGGGTAATTGGAACTTGTCTCCAACTTACATCAATTGGAACAAATTTATTCTTTAATTTATGTCCTTCTGGACGATTTGCATCTACCCAAAGTTTATGAAAATGATTCATCCCATTTGGTGTAGAAACAATAATAAGTTTAGTTGTTAAACCTGCTGAAATGGTGGGATACGTAGATGAATAAAATTCTTCAGCAATATGAGATGGCAAGAAGGCGTATTCGTCCAACAGAAGTAGGTTATAAGAGCCACCACGGATCGCAGAAGACGATGTTGCGTCACATACGACTCTAGACCCATTTTCTAGTTTAAAACTCGTCTTATTCCATTCTACTACACCTTGTTGCAGAAAGTGTGGTAGATTTTCATATGCCAATTGTAGTTTGGCAAATAATTCGTCTTTTGCAGTCTTTAATTTGTTTGCAAGAATTGCACAACTTACAGATTGATTAAAAGTCACATAATGTGTAATATAACCAATTACCGAAGTAGATTTGCCAGACTGGCGAGGCCATTTTGAAATGGTAAAACGATTATCATGAATTGCTTTTACAAATTTTTGTTGATAATCGTATAACTCAAAAGGCATAACACCTTTATCAAGTGTTTTTACTTTTACATATTTACTACAAAAATAAACCGGATCTTTGGCACACTTGATATATTCTTCTAGCTGCTCTTTGGTATAAGGTATATCGATACCAGGAGGTTTTAACTTTGGGTTGTTTCTATACCCTTGATTTTTATTGTTTAGGCTCATTTGAATTTAACACTTCAGCATCTATAACTTTTTCTGTACTTCTCTCTTTATTTAACAGATTCTGAAGATCGGTAGTAGAACCAACAAACACTGAATTGTTTGTTTGTTTTAATTCAATTTTTTGTGATGTAGTGTCTTTGGCTTTTTTATGGACATCAAGTACGTTGTTGTTCAAATCGGCCATGGTCTTAAGAAGAATAGCAACAACTTCAAATGCTCTGGGTGCGTCAGATTCAATAGCAACTTTTAAAGCACTTTCCAGTGCAACGTTTCCAGAATTTATAAGTTCTTTAAAATTAGATTGAACAGTTTCGTAATCTTTTTGAAAATTATTTGTGTTAAATGTACCACCAGCCATATCTTTGGCTGCTGTTTGTTTTTCTAAACTTGTTGGTACATTAAAAAAATTAGATAAATTTTTGTTTATATTCATAAAGAGCAATCAACTATAATAAGAATCATCAAACGTAATACCACGGAGATCTATATCTGCAATTGTTGTAAATGTATTGACTTTACCAAAGATATAAGATTTAGCAATAAAATTAAAACTAGAAATATTCATTCTACGGTTTCCAAAATCACCATCATATCTTTCACTTATACTATTGCTTACCATTGTTATTGGAACATGAACATCCGATTGTGCACTATTCATATCCAATGAAATTATGTGATCTGGATTAAAATAAGGCATTATTTGCTCTACAATCTGCAAAGTATCATTTAAATGCCTAGTGTATATAAACAAAGAAAATGAAATGTTTACTGGCACTTGTTGAGCAATAAGTCCTGCATTTCCAGTGCAGCTGTTGGGATAATTCGACATTGTTTTTAATGGAGTAGACTTATTTGTTCTTCTAGATGGATCTGGAACAATAGAAGTCATCATATAACTCAACCTAGGGAGTTGATTTTCAATGCGCGTACCATCATTAATAGAAGATGTTTCCAGTAATCTTCTTATAAATTTTTCTTGAGGTGCATATGTAATTGGCACTCTTATTGTAAATGGGTTGTTTGCATCATCTGGATTTGTGTGCTGTACATCAATATTGCTAAAAAGAGAACCAAATCCTATTACAATTTTTCTTAAATTTTGATTATAGAAATAAGTAAACATTTGTTATCCTATTAGCAAGGCTGGTTTTTATCTACATTAAAAAGATCAGCTTCATCATCAATTACATCATTAATACCCGCTGTAGTACCAATTATATTATTAAGTGGTATTATTGTACTTCCAGATGTATCTTTTGTGCCCGAAGATACAGAATCCAACGCAGGAATATCCGTATCAATTTTTTCATAACTGTAGGTGAAGAGTTCGGCAGTTATAAGATAGGAATACAATTTACCTAGAGGATAAAAAGGATTTTCATGCTCAACAAAGTTTATTTCAAACAAAGATTTTGAAGTAGGAAAGTAAATTAAATCTCCTTCTCTGGGTCTTGTTATGGCTGTATTTTTATTAGTAACTTCTTCTTTGAAACGTCGTCTTGCAAAAACAAGAGACACTTTATCTTTAATTTCAATACCAAATTGAGTTATAATATCCGTACCATCGAATCCCTTAAATGATTGAAGATACATTTCGATTGTATATGTGGTGGTAAATGATGAACCTGGATCTTCACCAAAAACTTTATCTATGCTCAGATATTCTCTAGGAACATATAAACAATCTTGACCAGTTGCTTTTATAATTTCAACGGTGATATCTTCGACAAGATTTTGTTCATTCGTGTTATTATAAAAGTATGGATTAATTGCCATTTTAGCCTATCTGGGGTTCTACTGGTAGTTCTTGTGTCTTAGTCAACATCAATTCTAGTTCCTTTAGATCTGATATAGCTTCATTTAAAATTGCAGCTGCATTTAATTGAGCGCCACCGGGAAGAGGAACACCAGCAAACTTAATTAAATTTTGACCCCATTGTTTCTTTAACATGGCTGTAAAGTATCTTTGAAAAATTCTATCTTTCCAAACTTTTTCATACAGATCAGTATCGACTTCAACATAAGCCTCAATCATCATATAGCCTTCTGCCTGAAGTTTGGTAAAATCAGTATCTAAAAATAGTCTGTCAGTTGTTCTCGTATATGTAAAAGACATTGGATAATTGAATACATCATTAACCAATTTTACATAGCTCATGGATTCCATATATGATGCAATTGGTCCCATGGGAGTGCCCGATTGATTATAATACAAACCAAAGAAATCAAATAAAGTAAGTTGATATCTTAAATCAAACATATAAACACCAACAGAAGCATTTGGAGCAAATACTTTACTTATAGTACGTATATCTGTTGCTTTTGGCCACATTTCTGTGCTTCCATCAGACAGTGTTCTTTGTTGTGCTCCAATAGCATTTCCCAATGCCGTAGTATTAATATACCGATTGGCAATATCTTGAGATGTTAATTGATAGGCGAACAAAGCACGTTGATTAAAATCAAAATGCCTCTCGTGCATATACTCCAGAGCTTCTTCCAGTCTATCCTCTACTTGCTGAGGATCTACGTTAATCTGGAGAACAGGTGCACCCAAAGTTCGAAGGCAATAATCAATAAATTCTTGTTTTGTGGTTGGTGTTGCCATTATACAAATATTTATGAATTACGTAAAATTTTATTTACTTCTTCTAATAATTTTTCTTTTTCTTCACTTTGACCTACTGTAACTTGTATCAAACTGAGCTTTTCTGGATCAAAATTTTCAATTTGATCTCTTCTGGTTTTGTCTGTTTGATTATTGGGATCGTAATTAGTAAACCCCGGCATCTGCATTGGACAGTTTAAAGAAGGATAATCTAATTTAGAATACTCTCCAACTGCTTTCAATAGCCATGTATTGCTGTTATCTCCACATCCACATCCACCACAATAAAAATATTCAGATTTTTTACTTTTAATGAGTTTAGGGCATGCTGGTATATCACCATGACCAAAACAAGAAAGAGTTCTTAATTTTTTAGTAGGTAAATCAATTTTAGTATTGCTCAAACCTCTAGATGCTATAGCCATTGCCAGCATCATCATTTTTTTGAACATAATTACACACTTTCATAAATTACAGTCATTCCAGCTGGAATGACATGTTCAGCTAAGAAATTTTTATGTTTATCCAAAACATTTGCTTTAATTTGTATTATACCAGGAGAAGCGGTATAAACTTGTGTTGTAGAATATGGCATATTTAAAAGGCAAGTCAGGACATACTTTATTGCTTTTGTGGTGCCTTTAATATCAAAATATGAACCTTGAACTTGCAAAGAAAATCTTCTTATATTTGGTAATATATCTGAAAGGTCATCAGATGCAAAATCTGCACCAGGAAAATAACTTTCAGCAAATCCTTCTAATAGTTTAGAATCAATTGTAATTGGAGATCTTATATTTTCCCAATCTAGTTGGGCACCATAACCATACTTTAAACTAAAAAGCCATCTAAGATAATTTTTAATAATTGGAATTACCAATACATTTTCAGTATCATTATTATAAGCTTTAATAATCCATTCAGGAAACAATGAATTTATTGTAAGAGAATCACCAAACCAATATTCTCCTTGAATATTATAGAATTCGGATCCATAAAGCTGTTTGGCTTTTTGAATAAGCTTTTCTATTTTACCTTCAACAGTTACGGGAATATGATTGAATAATAATATCATAGAGTATAATTAATTGTTATTCCAGCTGGCCCAGTAGCAGATAAAAATTCTAATAGAGATGTTTGATCAGATGCAGATAGTCCAGCATCAACATATACATTAACAGAATATGGAGTGCTTCCATTTGACACTGTGATTACATCTGGATCTGTGGTACCAAAAACTCCAGAAGACATAATTGCATATTTAAGATCATTCAAAGTTACCCATCTACGTCTTCCGTTTCCATTAAAAAGAACTGTAGATCTTGCACGTTCAACATTTAAAGTATCATATCCACCAGAAGGAGTTGGTAAAGAAATAAATGTTGTAGTTGAAAGTGGTGTTATTGTTGCATTATTTCCAAGACTTCCGTTTGTGGTTACAGCTATGATTTCAACACGCTTAGATAAATCAATGGAAGATGAATTTATAAAATTATTTGTTACGATATAACCATTTGGGCCATTTATTACTGTAAAATAATTACCAGAAGTAGTTGCTTCTGAACCTCTATCTACTCTGCTATAAATTGTTTGTGTGTTTGTTGGGAGATCAGTAACGACAAATCTTATGGTTCTTGGATCTATGCTTAAAGGCAAAAGAATATACTGACCGGTATAATCATAATTTGTATAACTTACAATTTGTGATCCACAGTACAAAGTATAAACATTTGTACCAGCAGGTATAGTATTAATATTAAAGAATAAAACATTAGTACCATCTAAGCTTTTTGCTGGAAATGCCGTGTATGGCGATATGGAAGTTGATGCCAAAATTGTAGCGTCAGTTGATGCCGACTGTGTAAATGGTAATAATATGGATTCGTTAGAAGCTAATCCAGAAAATGATTCTAAATTTTGTGCAGAAATTTTAAATGATTCATTAAATCCAAAATAACTATACGCACCATTATATGCTGTTGCTGTTGCCAATATGTTTATTAACATATTGGCAGCACTTGCACTATTTCGAAAATCAATACCAATTAATTGGGGTTGCCCCTCTAAAAAAGTAGTTAAAGAATTTACTATATCAGTATAGTCTAAAGAAGAAACATTTAAATTTTTTGTATTGTATGCCATTATAAACTGACCTCTATAGAACAATATATGTTGCTCTGCAATTTTAACCCATCAAAATAAGAAAATGTAATTTTAAATTGTAAAGAAGATTGACTATAATAATAAAGCTGAACAACCACATTCATAACACCTTGAATAGATGCTTCAATGTAATGACCCATAGTGGTTTCTAAAGTATTTTTATTACTTACAGGATCAAACAAATACACATAATAATTAGAACCAAAATTTTGATCCGATGACAATTCACCTTTATTTGTATTAAAAAGATGCGTAATTTTTTGTACTATACTATTATAACCACTTACCATAGCAATATCAGTGGTGTTGCTGGTAGTTGGTATTTTCTCAAATAGTATTGAAAAATCTTTAGGTTGCATCAAAATTATTTATCTGGAATTTGAGTTACAGTTAATGCTGTTTCGTGAGTTCCACCACTATTGAGAACATGTTTAACAGAAACTATAAGATATAATCCAGAAAATATAGATTCTCCCGTATCAATAGGAGATCTTGTTGGATGGTCAACCAATAGTTCTATTATATAACCGGGACGAAGATTAAAATCACCAGCTACAGTTATGTCTACTTTAGATAGATATTTTAATCCATCTAAAAATTCTCTTCTATCTACTGGAACTTTTATTGGAGTTTTCCAGAAAGTTGCAACATTTAAACGATGTTTTAAATAAGCTTCAAAATTGGTGCCAACTTCTGGACACACACAACTAAAAGAGGCTTCTGGAGTTCCCCATAAACATCCCAACCAGCTTTCACCAAGACTGCTTTTTATTTCATCACATTCTCCTCCAGTTATACCGGTAAGAAGATCTCTGATGACCAATGTTCCTTTTGCTGGAACATCTCCTGTTGGACCTTTCCATACATTAGTACTATCTACACCTAATTGTTTTGCTATTTCTTTGACAGCTGGAAAAGAATCAAAACAATTTTGAAGACTGCCAGGAGATCCCGTCAACCCTCTTGTTATTTCTGAATTAGCACATTCATATGAATGCCTAGAACTAACAGGAGTCAATGCACTTTTTGCAATTGTATATGGAAATACTTTTATTTGATTTGTATTTTTTTGATCAGCCATATTAGGAACATGTCCCGTCTATTACATTTTCTGCAGTAAAATAATAAAGATATTTATTATCATAAGAAGAATCCCAATCACTCAAAGGAACTCCAGCACTTCCAAAAATAGTTTGCCAAGATTTTTTATACATTTTTACAAAATGATAAACTTGACCAGAAGATGCTACTCCAGAACTAGAAGGAAGTCCTATAGGTCTATAGTTAAATCCATTTGGTGGAAAAATCCAACCAGGACTATATGTTGCTGCTCCGCTAGTATTTCTGTTTCCAGATTCATTTATATTAATTGCATAAGTATCGTATTGATTAGAAGTGGATTTAATATTTGGATCTAGTACCCAATGAGAAATATCCATTACATCACCACTTGAATATATTTGACTACTATCGCCTTGGTTTTTTGGAGCAAAATTAATTTTATTCCAACCATAAATCCATTTTCTATTAGTTCCAGTTGGATCAATACCATTATCAAATTTATATGATGTCAACACAGCAAAAAAAGAATCATCTTGATCTTGTCCCATACAACACAATGAATACATTACAAAATTTTGAAGTTCTACTTTACGAATCAATTCTAATTGATTGGATCCACTAAACCCATCTGATGTTAATTTTACAGCAGAATTATACTTAATATCAAGAACTTTTTGTAAATTACTACCACTTGGAGTTGGAACTGATAATATATTATTTGGATAATATGGATCAAGTGGAGTCAAATCAAACACATTTTTCCACATTTCAGTATTATCAATGAATGGAAATGAGGCTGTTAGACCAGCCAAATTAAAGTTTTTATATTGGCCTTCCATGCCATATTGGCCACTCATGTGAGTTGAAGAGGCATTTTTTCCAGTTGTTTTTGCATCATCAATATATCCCCAATGCCCAGAATATTCTAATTCTTCTGCGCCTTTTTCAAATCCATTTGTTCCAGAAGTATTTCCAACAAGTTGAATATTATATCTTGCCCCTTCATCTAGAAATTGATAAGCAAGATTCGTGTAGGTATTTCCACCAGTTATACCATCTAATATTTTCGGTGTTTTTCTTACATAATAATATTGTTTTATAAGATACTGAAGACCTTGATTTGTGCTGTAATTATACAATTTTTTATACAAGGTACCATTTATTTTTTGTTGTGGTATGTCTCCTGAATATATTGCATATCTTAAATTATAAGTTCTTAGTGCTGCTGATCCATTCAAATCCTTAGTTACAGAAGAAATGCATTTTAAATTTAAATAACTGCCCCAATCAGTCCAAAATACAAATCGTGGTTTATCTTTAAAGTCGGAATATGGTCCACCTTCTAATGGTACGGCATAACTTGCAAGATAATTTAAATATTCTGCAATGTTGTCAGAACCAACTTCAGTACCATCAAGTTTTGGATTTAAAGGACGATAGCAAACATAATTATCGGTTTCTTCAACTAAATTAATTCCTTGAGTATACTCGGATCCTATAGCGCTGGCAACATTTTTAAAAAACTCATCTATTCTTACAACTTTTGGTTTAGTTGTTTTAAGTAAACTAGATAATGTATTTTCTTGACAGAAAAAATACAAATAATTACTAAAATGAAGTGCAACATATGTTTCTTCTGTAGCTGATGCCGCATTATTTAAATGCGCAACAGCATGTATTCTAAAACGATCAAATTTTCCATTTTCATATTTAAAAGTTAAATATGCTACACCAAAAAGACTTAATCTAGAAATAAAATCTGCTTTATCTCTTACAATCAAAACACCAGATGGAAATGTATCAAATAAACTTTCTGTAAGTTCAAGTCTGTGGTATTCACATTCTTCATTTCTTTCAAAAATATTTAATGACACATTACCAGTATCACTTTGTAATATAATACCAATTAAAGGAGAATTGAATGGATTTGAATTTGAATTTGTACTCATAAACCAGAGTATTTAGGGGTGATCAAAGAAGATAAAGATGAAACCAAATCTATAGGAGCAATGACGTTTATCTGTTTTGTTTTATCTTTTATATAATTTTCAACAGTTACTGTTGTTAAATTTGTGTTACTTACATTCAAAAAGGCATCACTATCTCCCGCAGGTTCTGCTCCAACAGGAGTATTAATTTTTTTTGTTTTATCTGATGAGAATTCTTCAAATATTGTTTCTGTATATTTTATACTATTGTTTGCTGTAGTATTATTATTTGTTGCAAAATAAGTATCACCTTTATAAATAAAAGTTAAATTTGTTATAGGTGTTGTCGATGGATATATAAAATTTTCACCTGTATCTACATTTGGTTTTACTGCTACATTTTTACTATATGAATTTGATTTTTCAACTAGAGCCAATCCACCGTTTAAATCAAAATTTCCAACATAAGTATATTCCCATGGTTGTCCTGAGGTTGCCCCAACATATGGTGTCAATATACTTCCTGCTGGAGGATTGAATGTAGTTCCGCTAAGATAATAACCAGAAGAAGTACTATAAGGATTAAAAGCTGTTTTTATTTCATTTTCAGAAATAAAATTAGTAGCATTTTCATCAGTAACTTTAAATGGATTTATTGCATTGTTAGAATGCAAAAATACCCAAAGAGAATCAGGATCATTAAAAACTGATAAAGATGCTTCTATTAAAGTTGTTTTATTGTCAATAGTAATACTAGTTTGTCTTTGATTTTTTATATTTTTATTATAAAAACTATAAAAATTGCAAAGACTAATATCACCTATTTCAGTTGAATAAGTTTTTTTGGGTAAATTTGTAAAAAATTTCATATAAAGTTCTTAACCATTATTTCCAAAAGACATATAAGATATTTCCGACTTTGATCTGATGTAATTCAATGCTGGAACAAATGTTCCTGTTTCAAATTCTGTAAAAATAAGAGACATTAGTGTGTAGGATGATGCTCCATTTGGTAAAAATCTAATAACTGAATCTACATTGTCATTTTTCTTTACCATTACTTGTTCTAAAACACATGGTAAAGGTTCTCCTAACCATATTTCAGATAAATTTTGAAAACTAGAACTTTGATTACCAGCAGTTACACTAATTGTCCATAAATTTTGCGGTAAAGTTCTTTCAGGATAATTGGCAATAACTGGATATGACCATTTTCTGAAAGAAGCTACAATATTTTCCACTTCGGAACTTTCTTGTGCATTATGTGGTACAAATATATAATCAAATTTATATGTTTTTCTTGCTTCACTTATCATAGACATTTCAGTAATATTTGAAAAACGTCTATACGTAGAAGTTGCAAATTGTTTTTCCGAATAAAACTGTGCTGGCTGTAATGTTCTATCAAATAAAGTATCAAAATTACCAAATCCACCAGAATTTGCTACTCCGGCCATACTCATTACTGGTCCTATAGGACTGTCGCTTTGACCAAATTCATGTGCTGCGTGAAATCCAGGTTCTTTTGGTAAAGGTAATTTAATATGACCGAAACTTCTCTGTACTATGGTAGAACGCATTCTATCAATATTTCTTAATGAATATGGTGCAACATAAAAATTAACCCATAAAGGTTGTTCTTGAGCATATGAACCAGTTGGATATGAGTAGTATGCCATATATTATTATTTATGATTTTCATAAATATTTTTAATGGCCTATAAAACTAAATATAAACCAGTCAACAAAGGCAAATATGTGGGAGATTCTAATTCCATAAACTGTCGTTCTTTGTGGGAACGAAGTGTTTGTAAATTTTGTGATATAAATGATAACGTATTAAAATGGTCTTTTGAAGAAATGGTAGTTCCTTATCACAATCCAATTGACAATAAAATAAGAAATTATATACCAGATTTTACCGTTCAGATTAAAATAAATGGTAAAATAGAAACATGGATGATTGAAGTAAAACCAAAAAAGCAAACCCTTTTGAAGGAAAATGCATCAAAAAAAGAACGAATTACATGGGCGGTGAATAGCGCTAAATGGAAAGCAGCCCAAGCATATTGCGAAAAGTACAATATGGTATTTAAAATTTTAACAGAAAAAGAGCTATTTGCTAATGCTTGATAACACAATAAACAGTTTAAAAACTTATTTTTCACAACATAAGGGAGTACAAAGACCAAATAGATATTCTATGTCTTTTGTAAATGCTCCTAATTCTTCATTTAAAGATACCGAATATGTTGTGGATGAGTTTCAACTAAATAAACGAGCAATCGATACAGTATCAGATAATTTAAATGGTTATGGTATTGGAAGATTGATTCCACGCAGACAAAGATTTGAACAAGGATTTGGAGTAACGTTTCCAGTAACTGGAGACAATAGAATTATGTTATTTATGAATGATTGGTTTAATTTAATTTACAGTGGAGGCTATTCTGTAGGAAGTTACAATACTCCATTTAAATTAAATTATTATGATACTATTGTTAAAAATTGTCAAGTAATATTAAGTTTATTGGATTTAAATGGAAATGTTGCATCTAGAATTACTTTTTTTGAAGTTATGCCAGTTGAAACACTTCCAATAAAACCAAACAGCATTGCACCAGATCCTTATATGCGGTATAGTGTAATTTTTAATTATAGAGATTTTAAACATGAAAAAGGTTAATATATGAATTTGATTGAAGAACTAAAAACATATTTTCCAAAATATGAAACTGTTTTGCCAGTAAGTAAAATAAAGGTTTCCTTTTCTCCGTTTAAAGTAAAAGACGCAAAAAATTTAGCAATTATTTTACAAGAAAATAATAAAAAATTGGCAGTAAATGCCTTATATGAAATATTAAAAAATAATTGTGAAGGAGTTGACCCAAAACAACTTCTTATGGCAGATGCCGAGTATCTGTTTTTGCAAATTAGATCAAAAAGTATTGATGAAATAATTTCTATCATATATGAAAATAACAAATATAAATTAAACATAAATGAAATTAAATGCGTGAACAATCAAGAAAATAAAATATTAAACATAAACAAGAACATTACAGTTGAATTAGAAGCACCTTTATTAAAAGATTTAATGGATTTAAATTCTTTTGAAAAAAATGATTTTCAACAAGCATGCATTAAAAAAATTATTGTAAAAAATGAAATATATGATTTTAAAAAATATATTCCAGATGAAATAAAAGAAATAATGAATAATTTGCCAATTTCTATATTGGCAGAATTGGATAAATTTATTCAAGGGCAACCTAAACTTACTGCTTCAATAACATTAACTGATGGATCAGAAAAGGAGGTAAGTGGGTTATTGGATTTTTTTATCTTTCGGTAAGATACTTTGATCTTACCGATTACTATAAATCTAATTTCAAATTGGTAAATTCTTTTTCTTGGAACATAACGGATATTGAAAATATGATGGTATGGGAAAGAGAAATTTATATTAATTTACTTTTAGATCATATAGAAACACAAAAACAATCTCAAAATACTAATCCATTTACAATGATGTAACCTATGACAGAAGATAATACATTCAATATAGATTTTCAGGCAGAACAATCAAAATTTGATCAATATATTACTCCCACTATTAAAGTGGATGATTCTCAATATAAAATTGAAATGTCCGAGATTAAACCACCAGAACCAGAAAAAATAACTATTGATCCCAAAACAACTGTTATTCCAAATAGAGAAGTAATGAGTCCAATGTCTGGTAAAATGGATTCATATGTATTACAAACTGCTCCTATTGTTTCACAAGCCGAACAAGCCCAAGCATTATTGGCAAATGCTTCTTCAAGTCAAGAAAATTTATATAAAGAAATGAATACAATTCATTCGGCATTAAGTGAATTAAATTCGCAAATAGGAAAAAAACAGGATTTGGTACGAAATGACGCAGCGCTAACAGAATCAAGAGTATCAATCATGCAAAAAAACATAATGTTTTATGATAGGTTGGGAAGATCTGTTGGTAGACCATCTTGGGGATAAAAAAAGCCCCCTTGCGGGGGCTTTTCTCAATCATTCTCCATTTCGGAGAAGTACTTTAGAGGATCCTTTTCCTCAATGTCTTCAGACACTACCGTGTCTGCCACATCATCCTCAATGCTCTTGCTTTCAGTAAACTGAGCACGAACATCATCGCCAACAGCCTTCTTGTATCGTTCAGTGAGTTCTGCGTAACTCTTGAACTGGCTCTTATCAACAAATGGCTTTAGAGGATACTGCTTCTTCCAAAGTTCCTCTAGCTTCTTGTCATCTCCACCAAAAAGAGGAGCAGGAGATGCAAATTCTGACCGATCATAATTTACGTAACCTCCGACATTACGAATCTTGATCTTGAAGTCTGCACCAGTCCAGAAGTTGAATGGGTCAACTGCAACCTCATCCTGATACTCTGGGTGAGCGAGGCTTTGAATCTTCTGGAAGATCTTTGTACCATACTGGTAAAGGAAAACCTTTCCCTTATTCTCTGGGTTAGCAGGATCTTCAATTACAAGAATATTGGAAATGTAAGCCAACTTACGCTTACGATTTCTTGCAATGTTCTTATCATCTTCAATACCGCTATTCCAAAGTTCCGTGTTACCCTGACAAATTGGGCACTTCTCACCAATCGTAGTGGGGCAATTTTCAAACAGCCAACCACCCTTGCCTTTGAATGCATGGCTGTACATTGATACAAAGGGCGTATCTTCTCCCTGAATTTCAGGCAGGAAGCGGATTACAGCATATCCGTTACCTGCTTTATCGATACCGGGCTTCCAAAGACGCTCGTCCTTGTAACTCTCCTTAGAGGTGAGTTTATCCATACGCTCGGTTAGAGATGCGACTGAGTTCTTACTCTTCTTCTTAAAATCTGCAAAGTTTGACATAGTATATTCCCGAGGACCTACCTCGGCCTTTCTAGTTTAATTATAGCCCAAGTAGATGGTTAGTCAACTGGGAGTTTCTTAGTTTTTATCTTTGTTTTAATCAAATGAAGATTTTTTGCTTCATTTTCAATTTTTTCAATTAAAGGTTTTGTTAGTAATTTTCCAGCTGCAGAGGGATCTAAATTTAATTCCTCTGCCAACTCAAGAACACAATCCATAAAAGACAGATGTGTTAATTTTACTCTATCTAACACCTTTGAAGAAAATTTTTCTTTGGCTGCTTCGTCTATGTACATATAATCAGTATACCACCATATTAACAATATCCAATAATTTAATACACCTAAATATTCTAGAACTATTTAGAGGATACCATGGCCGTAGACAACGATACAAACATTGTTATTGAAACTTCTGGTTTAACCGCTGCTGTTGCTACTGACGTAGCTCGCTTTGGTGGTATAACTGCCCATTTCCAAATGATGAAGCTTGCATATGGTGCCACTGGAACCGCTACGGTAGTAACCAGTAGCTCTCCACTGCCTGTATCTGTTGCAGGAGGCATGACTGCCACCATCTCTGGATTTACTGGTACCATCTATGTACAAGGTCCCGCTGGGGGCCCTGTAGTAGTAAGCGGAACAGTAAATGCTATTGGTCTAAGTGGCTCTCCCGTATTTGTATCTACCCAGTCCGGTACTAGAGTTGAAGTTACAGGTGGACGCCCACTTGCCAAAGCAACAGACTCAGTATCCGTATGGGGTCCAAGTGGTCTAACTTACGTTTATGCCAATCTTGTAGATTCCAGTGGAGCTGGTATTGGAACTTCTGGAGATGCACTTAAAGTAAGTGTAGTCGGGGCAGCAATTAATGCTACAGTTGGAACTACATTATCTGTACAAGGTTTTTCTGGTGGTTATGCTTTAAATATTAATGATACCAGTATTTTAACAGGTATGACCGCAATTTACGGTCAAGTAGTTGGTTTGAGAACAGATTTAACTGCTCTTGGGGTTGGGCGCCCATCTGCATTCAAGACAGGAAGACTATCTGTATCTTCTGCTGCAGTAGGCCAAATGGATTCAGGTGGTTATACAACTACTGCAGAAATCAACATTAAAGCACTTTCAACCAATACAGACTTTGTTTATATCGGCAATACATCTGGATTAATAGGATCATCTTTTGGATATGCTCTTGATCCCGGTGAAAGTGTATCCTTGAATGTAATTAACACAAATACTATCTACGCAATTTCAAACACCGGAACACAAGTAATTACATATCTAGCATCATAATATGTCATTCTTTTTAACAGCATCCCAAGTAATTCAAAATTATGGTTTTGAAATTACTGGATCCACATACGATCCAGTGTTTACCAAGGGATATGTTAATTCTTCGCCAAATGTTTCTATAGCTGGGACAAGTTGCTATATTGATTATTCGGAATGTTACGACAATTCGGATAGAACAACAATAGTAAAATTGTTTAAAAACACTCCATCTGGAACTACCTTTGCACTCAGTAATGGTAATTATTATAATTCAGATCTGGATATTCTCAGAGATATTTCCGGTGTATTTAGTTTACAAACTTTAACAAATAATGATAAATTGGTAATTGGTGGGATTGTTTCTGGGTTTACATATGATAATACGTACAAGTATTATAATAAAAACAATTTTATAAAACCTCCACAGTATTCTACTGGTTATGCAGGAGCAACTAATTCAAACTGGATAAAGAATACATTAAATGATTCCAGATTTAAATCTGTAATGAATAAAGGTATTCTTGGTTCTGTATTTTCAAAACAAGAATATGTTGAAATAGCTGGATCCACTCTTAATTCTGGAAAACTTCTGGTATCTGGTTCTGTTCAATTAAAAGACAAACAAGAATTAATTTATTGTGGTGTTACTCTGACAAATGAAAATCTGTCAACACAACAAACAACAATAACTCAATTTTTAAGAGGTAACTCTAATCCAGATATATTGGCCAAAAGCACCAAGACAACTGGGTGCTATATTGTCTATGACGGATTAGGAAATCAAGTAAATTGTTTTGAAAAACAAAATGAACTTCAAGCATTTTTAAGAAGTCAGTATGAAGGTGCTACTTACACTACTAAATGGATTTCATGTGATTCTTGTTCCAGATTATCTGATAATTCTTATAATGCGGCAAGCGCTGATAAAACATTTCCTTTTGAAGCTTTAATATTTGCTTCAATTATAGAATCAACAGATACAAATGGAAATTTGTCAAGATCATTATATTTAAATTATCCCTCTTCAAATGTTTTGCGTCCTGTTAGTTCTATAACTATTAATTTAATAAATGGATTTAAAATTGATTTAAGCCATCCATCATTAAAAGGATATGTTGTAAACGTGTATTCTGATATTAATAAAATTAATATTATTACACAAAATTTATATTCTTTTGGAACTCCAGGATATGATCAGGCCGGATTATTGTTTGTATTAAAACCAAATTCTCCAAAAAATCTTTATTTTGAATTTGCTGGACCCGTTACATTTGATTTAAATGTTTTAATACCGTAAAATTATAAAACCCACCGTTAAGTGGGTTTTATTTGATAAAACTTTTTTAAATTTTATCGAGACCGATTACGGACTACACGGTAGTACGAACGACCATTTTTTGTTTCACGAACTACGGTGTAGTTCATGTCAAAACGATCAAAAGCCTCACGAAGGTCATGCATCGTTGCGCGCATATTGGTAACGCGGAAACGCTTGCGAGCTTCACCAGCGGTCAAGGTAGCACCGCTACGCATAAAATCAAACACTCTCTGAATCTTGGTCGGACGGTCAACAGTAGTAATTTCCATAAACTTTCCTTTCTTATAAGAAGTTACGTTAATATACATCATATATCGTGTTGGTCAAGCAATTCCCTAAATAATTCTGACTGAAGGAGGCGCTATGGCTCAGAGCAATCGTCAGTTCGTAAAATTTGTGAGGCAACATCTCGCAGAATACGGTATGAAACTTATTATTGGCCGTGGAAAGCATGTAAATGTAGATGGTTTCCGTTGTTCTGGCTATTTTGATGAATCTGGAAAGGCTATTGCCGTGGCAGGCAAA